GAGCGTTCAGAATTCCTACCTGTAGCCGCTGCTCGCCTTCCGCAATATCCGTTACCGCCAGCCCATAGAACCTGTTTGGTACATCCGTATAGCAGAAATTGAAGTAGTTGATGAATCCGTAGGGATTAGCTACGTTCAGAACAGCCGCTTCTCTATTTCCCAGCCACACGATTCTGTCTCTGGTCGTATAAACAAGGATCTCAACTCTGCCGGCCGCTGCCGCCGTGGAGAAATCATTTCCGGGCCACCATTGGCCCTGCCTTAAAAGTTCAGTGTTGTGCTTGGAATAATCTCCCTGGGTTGCTGGTTTCGATTTGCTCCACTGGTAGAGTGTTGCCTTATCAGGGATATTGAAAACTTTCTGTTCTTTGTAGCGCAGTAAATCTTCAATGGGCATTAGTACCCGTTTAACCGTGTACTCTGCTTCCTGCGGATTGGGCGAAGGGCAATTCGGGTCGATATAGAAATCCTGGATAGCCACATATTTCGCGGCCGGCATGTTCACCGTATCGGTGTAAGTCTTTTCACTGACTACCGCCCGAGATCCGACCGTGAACTGCAGATTCCCCATTGTCGGATGGGCGAAAGTGCGGTTTACGGGCTTGCGCTGTACGATAAACTTTCTGCGCTGCTGTTCGTAGCTTTCCCAGGTCAGTTCCCCGATACCATTGCCATATACCAACCCAGACTTAGCCACTTTGCGGAATTCCTCGCGGAGATTAACCCGCTCCATCTGGTGAAGGATTAGCTGCTCTACCTGGAGAGCTTCCGCTGTGGTTGTTGAGCCATCTGGAATCGTGTCGAACGGCGGATAAACGCCAAAGATCGAACTCATCAGACTGGGCAGAAGGGATTCAATCTGCTGGTAGCAGAGATAGATTGGCAGAGAGGAACGAGGTACCTTGGTTCCATCCCAATACTTAACGCCCGTCCAAGCCAGGTAAAGCTCATCGGCATTTCGGAAGCGCCAGTCGTGGTTCTGTGTCCTGAACGCTTCAGCCTTCTGGAAATCAGACAACGCCACCTTTGCAGCGTAGGAATCGGACCAAGGTTCCTCGGGGGTAATAACATTGGTTTGTTCCGCTTGTGTTAGCGGGCCCAAAGCCTCAGGTTGCTTGTATTCGGTTTCAGGCATTAAAGCCCAACCATCTCCCAACGATTACCCGATGTTTTGGGCGGTGGATCAAACAGCCAAACTTGCTGCCCGTCCTGCCCAAATCCTAGAAACTTGTCGATCATGTTTTCGTAAGGAACAGCCTGCCGGCTCTGCGGGTAAACATCCGCTATCACACCACCTTCGCTGTTCTGGAGCTGATCGGTCATAGTGTCCAGAATGTCGTCGTGGTAATGACTGGTCATGCTGAAGCGGGTGATTTGCTGAATGAGTTCAATCTTGTGGTCAATGTCCTCGAGGATGCGGATATTCCCAGCCCTGAACCATGCCTGTAGCCCGATGATTCTTTGCTTCTTGCTCATCCGCGTATCGCGCTTGATAGGAACAATCAGCGGGTAAGTTCCACGCTTCACTGATTCCCTTTTAAGGAAAGGAAGCAACACGCGAGCATGGGCGTCTTTTTCAATCTTGAAATCTATACGGGGATACTTTTTGTGAATCCTGAAGATATGCTCCATCGTCTCGAATGGAGTGAAATGCCCCACTTTCAGTTCGGTGAGATACATCCTCCCGTCATTGTCGAAGCCGGAGACGTTGATAACCGTGGAGTCATTCCCTGCGTTATCCTCCATGCCGTGAAGGTCGATAGTGCAGTGAAGCCTGAGATTGATTCCCGCTAGGTGGCGTCTGGGAAAGAATACGATGTCTTTAGGCCCAGCGAGGCCGCCTGAGTCAGGAACAGGCTGGTTAAGATACTGGGCGGCAAAAAGTGTGGGCCCGAGTGATACTTCCTCAGCTTCAAGGGCGTCTCTTGTCCAGCGTTTAGCCCAGAGCGGGCTTCCATCCTCTTTGTAGCAACCCTTGATTTCCTGCTGCCACACGCGCTTTTCTGGCCTAGTCTTTTCTTCTTTCTCGATGATTTCCGATCCATAAGCGTCTCCGAAGTCGTATCTAGTGCCCTCTGTATCCCGCCAGCCCGATTGCCCCTTGTTTCTTTCAAGCAGCGGCCACATATACTTGAAATGCTCAATGGTGTTCTTTCTACCACCCTCGGTCTTGATATTTTCTTTGTCTACGATGTCCGAATCTTTGATGACTTCGTAGTGGTAGCCGGCAATTACCTTGCCGATCGACGTAACCGAGCAGGTAGGCTCTTTCAGCCACTTCTTTACCCGGTTAGGGACAGTGAACTCTTCCTGGTTGCCAAAGTCGTAGGCATGAGTAGCTGGCGGGCAGAACTCGGGGAACAAATCTCTTAAATCGGGCGTGTATTGGAAGTGCGCCTTGATGGATTTCAGCATGTCCTGCGCTTGCTGGGCTACCGCGGTAGAAATCAAAAGCCTGATGTCTGGATAGTTCAGAATCCACTGAATCGTATGAGCGTTGGTAATGATCGTGGTTTTCAGATGTCCGCGAGGCCAGAGGAATAACCTGCGTCTTGGTCCCTCGAGTTCCCACATATCCACGAATGGCTTGTAGCCCAAAAACGCTCCGGTTTTCTGATCTACCGTATCCGTTCCACCCCTGAACTTCTGAAGCGAAGAAATCAACTGTCCATGCGGATTCTCTTCCACGTCCCTGTAGCCAAGGATCTCGCGGCAGAGGAAAAGCAAGTCGGTTCTTGCCTTCTGCCGATGCTCTAGCCAGATTTTTACGTAATCGGGATAGCTCAACTCTTTGTGAGAGCCTTCTTTGCGTGCGCCATGCGGGAAAGGGTTAGATCGAGACGAGCTCGCTTACCGGCTGTGCCTGAATCGCCTTTGTGCTTTTCCATGTAAGCGTGAGTGCTCATTCCGGCTTTGGCAGCGGCTTTCTTCTCAGCGCCAGGATGCTTGATAGCTCCTTTGATCCAGTTCGCCATTAGTATTTTCCTTTCGTCAGAGCGGTTTTGGCCTTGGCTTTACGCTGTTCAGATAGTCCTATAGCGATAGCCTGTGCGCGGCTCTTAACTACCGGCCCCTTCTTCGATCCGCTGTGTAGCGAACCGCTCTTATACTCCTTCATGGTTGCTTCCATTCCTGGCATTAATCACGTCTCCTTCGAAGCCAAAGTTGCGTCGTTCCCGAGTTGGGGCTGGCCGTAAAGTTGACGCCTGAAATGTTAGAACTGCTAATAGTTTGGTTCGATGAGAATGGAGCAAAAACATAACCAGAAGCCGAAGGAGTAATTGTGTAAGAACCTGGAATCAAATTAGGGATTGTGTAGTTTCCAGAACCATCGGCAATGACTGAACCACTTGCCGTTCCGCTGTAGCTAACTAGGGCGCCAGCCACGCCAGTAGATCCTGAAATGGAAAATTCGGATGTGAAAAATACGCCAAATCCGGAGGCTGTACCATTCTGCGTACCGCTTATGGTGGCGTTGGCGGTTAATGCCGTACCGGGGTTGGCATTAAGAACATCTTCGACAAAAAGATAAAATGTTCCCGAACTGGTTCCTGAAGCTCGAATGGTAAATTGATCCCCAACGGGCGTTGTTCCCGCAACCGCCGTAGGACTTCCATTGGTAATGTGGAATAGGCCAAGCAGTAAATCTCCACCCGTAACATTGGCGCTGTTGCTTGTTAAAGCTGTTTGAGTGGTTAATAGACTCGCTCCAGGGGTGGCGCGAACGGTGTTTGGCCCACGCCATTCACCCAGTACTACTACGCAGCCCGCCGTAGATGCAGACAAGTTAAAAGTTACCGTACATGGCCCGCTGCCCTTGCTAAAGGTATATGCCCAAGCCGCGGCTACATCCGAACCGCCCGGCATGATGCTGTCATATACAACCGTCCAAAGATTTCCTACACCCATGTTGTCACTGACGCTGCTTACGGAATGGTGCGGCCCGCCATCCCTAAGAGCGGCCACCAGCAAATTTCCAGCTGTGACGTTGCTTGAAAAAGCAAGATTGGGGGTAGCCGAAGTCTGAGCCGTTGTGGTTCCCGTTGCCTGAACGAAAGTATTCGACGGCGTAGTTCTTAAATACAGTGTGGCAAAGTGCCCTTGATAATCAGCTGGGATTGTAAGATCCCCGGCAAAAAGAAGTCTAATCGGCACCACGTCAGTGAGCGTATTTGTGAAACAATCCCGATGCATGGGCATCGGTGCAATCCATCCGAGCGGTGCTGTATTGGCAGTATAAAATTCCGTCCACGGGCCCGCTGGAGTTGGAGCCTCGAAAAAGTGCCAAACCGCCGTGCCGTGCGTAATGCCGGTGAAGTAGGTCAGCATGTAACGATTCAACCCGGCGATAAAGGAAATGCTCGGGTCGTAGCTGTTAAATGCAGTGGTCAGGATGCTGGTTTTGTTGGTATCCGAAGATGACCAATTGGCGTCATTCACAAAGTCAGCCGGAGCGGTGCTTGAACCTACCGTGCCTATCCAGTACTGAACACCCGAATTATCCGAAGCGTCGAACTTGATGCGTGGCCAGCGCATCAAGTAAGTTGTACTGCTGGTAGCATTCACCTTGAAGGCTATATATACATAGGCGTTCGCGCCGTCGATCTGATTGCCTGAAGCGTTATAGCCCAGCGTGCCATCATCGGCCCCGTAACGGACAAATTTAAGATCGGCATAAGTATTTTGGGCAAATTCAAACTTGCCATCTGCCGGACCCTGCCCATTAGCCGCGAAGCTAGAAGGAATATCGAAACGATTCCAACTTGCGCCATGATCCCCATTGTCACGGATTACGTTCCCCATACCCAAAAATGTTCCTGCGTTGTCTCCGCGGGCAAGACCCAGGAAGAGATGTCCATTCAAGCCGAAAATGCTGTGACACGCGCCGCGCAGCGCAATCCCTCCGGGCCCATCGCTGCCGTCCTGGGTGGCTTGGCCAAGGTAGCTGGACATGATGTTGACGTTGGCGCCTGCAAACGTGCTCTCGTTAGTGATTTTGCCAAGCTGAAAGTTTGCCCCAGCGTTATTTACCCCGCTGAATCCGAACCCGTCGTTCATGGTGCAATAAGTTATGTTGTCGCTTGAAACGAATGTATAAAGTGAATCCCCTCCACCAGGAGCGGCAAAAGCGCATGTTGTAGCTCCGGTACCAGTAGCGGAAAGAATCGGAATGCGGTTGTATTGCGGAAGGGTCTTAACATTCTGCGGGATGCTGCTGGTTCCCCCCGATGTAACCACGCAAGAGTAGCTGGTGTTAGGTGACAATCCCGTAACTACGCACTGATGCGAAGTGGAATTGGCTGCGTATCCATTATCGACGGCCGCTTTACCGCCCGCGCTCAAATTGGAATCCGCCGAAACGTCCGTAGTCCACGTAGCTACTATCGTTGATTCCGTCTTGAAAAATGTCAGGGCGGATATTACTGGCATTTATGGGATAAACTGGCACACCACATTGAACGTGAAAGAAGGACTGGTTCCGGTGATTACGTATTTCACGCGCCAAACTGAACCGATGGGTCCAGAAGCTATGGACCCTGCAGCAAGAGCAGCATCCTTATTGGCCGCTATGTTGTTTCCGCCGGCAACTATGCGGGCTACCTGCGTACCCGTTCCGGTTAACTGGGTAAAGGAAATCAGATCGTCATAGATCGAAGTTCCTGTGGGTGGCTCCCCTCCGGCCAGATCCGCGGAAGCTGCTTGTTTCAATTTATTCTGAACGTAAACATTCAGAGTGGGCGTGGTACCCGAAGTCGCCGAACAAGCCAATGTAACAATGGCTCCC